CGAGAGCGGAATTAACAGCAGGTGATATGGCGTCCTCTTGTCCGCCAAGTGAAGATCCGCCAGATGCTTTTGCGCCGGCACCGCCGGTGGCGGAGAGGATAGGATTTAAGCCAGCTCGACGCATATCGTCGGTTTGCCATTGATGCGCATTTTGCGCATTTTCGCGTTGCCATGCTCGGTCGATATCGCCCTGTTCAGCATTGGCTTTGTTAGACATCATGCCGCCCAAAAGGGCGGCGCCGCCAGCGACAACAGCACCCCAGAATGAGAACGTGTAGTACGCGAATAAATGTTGATACCAGAGTAGAGTTTTCATGATTAGAAGTGATCCATTAAGCCAGGCACACCGTAGAGAGGCATAGGACGTGCGCAGCGCATTTTAAAGTAAGAGTCGAAAAGGAATTGCGGTTCCGAAGGAATAGCAATTACGCGATCGACAGGCGGATTTTCGACGATGAATTCGTCACCTAATACGGGTGGAGTAGCGAATTCTTGAGATAGATGCCATGCATCAAGAGATTGAGGTGCGGAGCTACGGAATATAGAACTAATGTTGGACGGTTTGTAGCGGTATTCGGCATATCGTTCTTGATAGCCGAAGATGATTTCGTCGTTAGCAGTCCCGGTAGCATAGATTTCCTTACGAGGGATGGATTGCTCGCCAATATGCGAGAGAGCAGGCCAATAAAAATCGAAGCGAGCACGGCGTGACCACATGCGGTTAAGGCCTTGTTGATAAGTTAAGTCGGCGCGAACGCTAACCACGCCAAGAATGATGCAGTGCTCAGTAAAGGAAGTAGTAAAGCCATGATTACGAAGATGCGCAACGCCCATAGCAGCAAGGTTGCCTTGTGGTGATGACGAGTCGGTTTGAGAGGTTTGAGGAATAGGTGAGATATTGACAGGTGATGATCCTCCTCCGAGGAATTCAGGTCGTTGTAGTCGCGCATCGGGAGAAGTTACTCCAAAGTGAGCACGGATAATTTCCGTGTATCGAGTGCCGCCACGGGCGTCACGCTCGAAGATTTTTTGAACTTGGAAGGCTTGACGAAGAGAATTAATAGTTGCGGCTGTGGCTTCGGAAAGATCGGCAAAAAGACGATTACCTTCAGTACCAACGTTAGCAGAAGCAGCCAACACGTTACCGACAGGAACACCAGTACCAAAAATATTGTAACCAGTACCAGTTGAATAAGTAACACCAGTGCCATTAGGCGCATCAGTACGAATAGGGGCTGAACCACCAAGAGGAATAGTTACGCCGGGACCCTTTTGAGGCCACGGCAGTGCAGAAGTGAAATAGTCGTGGCGCTTGCCACGACGTTGCAAGACATAGTCCGTATATAAATCGGGGCCATCGCCCCGAGGAACAGGTAAAGAGTCTTGCATGTTTTGATCGCGATACCACTCGTTGTAAACGAGGTTATAAGCGCGAAGAAATAGAGCAGAGTGTGAAAGATTACCGATACCAGGCGGAATGCCCATGTGATCGTAAATAGAGTTGTAGGCGTAGCCGCCAACAGGAGAAGTGATTTGTGGTACGAGAAAGTCGGTAGAGTCGCCGGGATCGCGTTGCTCACCGTTGAAGCGTTGCCAATTGTCCCAGACCAAGCGAATAGGTACGGAGAAGAATTGAGTATCCATATACATGTTATCCATGATAGGAAAGATGGGTGTAGCAAGACGGGAGAAGCCCGTCATATTGACATTAAAGGTGTCGCCGGGGAGTGCCTCGTCGACGAGAATGGGAATGAGGAGACCAGCATCAAATGTAGTTTTATGACCGTGAGAACGGTCAAAAGTTGAGCGTGGTATATCAGCTTTCGGAACTTGCGAAAAGCTGTGCGTCATTACTGACGGATTAGAAGATGCGGACATGTTCATCATGATTATTGAGCCTTTTTATAAGAAACGGCTAGACCGTGGTTTGTGTGATCGCAAGGAGTGATCACGCCTTTTTCATCATCGAAGTAAGCAATTTCGATGAGTGAGAAATCTTCAGGATTTTGATAGATAGGATTGCCGGGTTCATTAGCGGCATTTGAGAACGCGCGAATAGCGACGTTTTCATTTTGTTGAATGTGTGGTTGGCCGTAGTGCAGAGTTTTAGAATCGTATACGGAGAAAATAGGGAGTAACATTAGAGGTTCCTTTTATAGAGATTGATGCGAAGGGCTGTAACCTCTTCGCGAATTTTGAGACGTTTTTTAGATCGATTGAATGATTGCTCACGGGTCTGTTCGACTGTGAGCTTTTTTTTGCCTTTAACAGGCGTGAATTTGAAGTCAGGAGAGCGAATAGCTTTGACTCGATCATGCTTATCTGCGTCAGATCGACGCAAAAGTTTGTCGTAATAACGAGGCGGTAGTTGTTCTACGCCATTAACGACGATTCGATCTCGGCGGTATACCTGATCGATGTGTTTGTCTAGCCATCGTTTTCCGATGGCAGGTTTAGTGGACATGGTGCAGTACTCAGGATGTTTGCCGTTGTAATGTTTTGCAGCCATGTCTCCAGTGATTTTTTTGAGTGCGTAGCGTGCAGTGTAAGCGGCAGTTTCGAAGTTGAGCTCACCGATATTGCAGTCACCGAGTCCCCATAGTTTGTTAAGTATTTGAGAATCCCAAGTTGGATGCCCAGATTTAGATTTTCGAGAAGGTGTTTTATCGGCGAAGTCGTGACCGAAGATAAGAGCGTGGTAGTGCGGGCGGGCGAGAAGGTCACCATATTCGCCGCAGTGAAAATAACTAATTTTTTTGGGATGTATTTGCTTACGTAAACGCTTGAGGAATAGCGTGAAGTGTTGGGGAACAAGTGTACCTCCTTCGGGTAGATGCTCGGGTGCATAGGTAAGAGTTAAGAAGCAGTTTTCTTTGTGCATACGGGCTTCGTGTACGCAGCGAACGGCCCACATGCGTGAGCGTTCAAGGCGACAACCGATGCATTGGCCACAGGCCACTTCTTTGGTGACATCTTTTAGCGCCTCTGCGGCGTTGAATGTGATGCCACCGTTTTTAGCCAGCCAGCCTTTGAGCGGTTTGTAGCAAGCCATGATTTTTACAGGCGTATGCCACCGCGCATAGGATTAGGGCTGAAGTTCTTTTTATTGGAAGTTGAAGCAGTTTTAGTGAAAAGTCGACGGCTTGTTTTGCCGGACATTTTTTGACGTTTGGCCATGATTTTTTCCTTAAAAAGTTGTGTTTGAGATTGGATTTTAGAGTTGAACCAGAGTGGTGTCAACTGGCGTTATTACAACAAGAGAGCAATAACGCCAGAGACGATCAATCGTCTTTTGGTGGGGCCTCTTTAGAGGCCTTAGGAGCCTTCACAGGCTCAGGGGTAGGGGTAGGTACTGGAGCAGGTGTTTCAGGAGCGAGGAGACCCATTTTAGCGGCTTCCTCGCGGTTTTCTGGATCGTTGAAGAAGTCCAGGAATTTTGCGGGATCGTTTGCGAAGCGATCGCGGATTTTTGCCGGTAGATCGGCAAACATGTTTTTAGCGGCGACGATTTGATTTTGCATCTCCAAGTATTCGAGGCCAGTAGCGTCGCCATATTGAGGTTGGTGTTGATTGACGAAGTCAATGAGTCCAGTTTTTTGATAGCGGGCCATGATGGTGTTGATGTCGCATTCTTCAGCAAATTCTTGCGAAGTGCGGTCGAGTTCTGGATCGAAGTCCAGAGATTGTTTTAATTTTTTGGCATAAGGGCCAATGATGATATTGAGTTCATCGGTAGGTTTTTGGTGAAATGTAATTTGTGTGTTTTGTGTTTGAGTGATAGACATTTTTTGATCTCCATAGGTGAAGAGAAGTATGTAAGGCGGGGCGACCCGCCTAGTTCCGGCCCAATTTTTACAAAATTGGGTCGGTTTGGTTTAACGACCGCGGGATTTGCGAGGTGCAGGCCCGTGGAAGGGATTTAAGACACCGCGTGCAGCTGAAGAGACGCCTTCGGAGGCTTCAGTAGAGCGGTTAATCCATTTGAGTTTTTTGCCGAGTTCATGAGTATCCATGTCGGCCTCGACTTCAGCGGAACGAGCTGAGTGTGACGTCAGAGCAGCAGAAGCTGCCGCTTGTCGAGTTTGTGCTTTGACGAGGTGTTGTCTTTCGACCTCGGTTTTTGCGGCTTCGAGATTGATTGAGGTTTGAGAGGCCTCTCTCGAGGCCTGATGCGCCGCAAGTGCAGATTGAGAGTCCAGATTGTATTGCTGGTAAAGCTGAGTTTTTTCAGCTTCTTTGTTGAGTGCAATTTCTGAGTCCTTTTTTTCAGTGTCCTTAGTAGTGTTTTTTTCGTTAGCTTGAATGAGTTTGAGGTCTTCAGTTTGACGACGAGCGGCGAGAGCGGAATTAACAGCAGGTGATATGGCGTCCTCTTGTCCGCCAAGTGAAGATCCGCCAGATGCTTTTGCGCCGGCACCGCCGGTGGCGGAGAGGATAGGATTTAAGCCAGCTCGACGCATATCGTCGGTTTGCCATTGATGCGCATTTTGCGCATTTTCGCGTTGCCATGCTCGGTCGATATCGCCCTGTTCAGCATTGGCTTTGTTAGACATCATGCCGCCCAAAAGGGCGGCGCCGCCAGCGACAACAGCACCCCAGAATGAGAACGTGTAGTACGCGAATAAATGTTGATACCAGAGTAGAGTTTTCATGATTAGAAGTGATCCATTAAGCCAGGCACACCGTAGAGAGGCATAGGACGTGCGCAGCGCATTTTAAAGTAAGAGTCGAAAAGGAATTGCGGTTCCGAAGGAATAGCAATTACGCGATCGACAGGCGGATTTTCGACGATGAATTCGTCACCTAATACGGGTGGAGTAGCGAATTCTTGAGATAGATGCCATGCATCAAGAGATTGAGGTGCGGAGCTACGGAATATAGAACTAATGTTGGACGGTTTGTAGCGGTATTCGGCATATCGTTCTTGATAGCCGAAGATGATTTCGTCGTTAGCAGTCCCGGTAGCATAGATTTCCTTACGAGGGATGGATTGCTCGCCAATATGCGAGAGAGCAGGCCAATAAAAATCGAAGCGAGCACGGCGTGACCACATGCGGTTAAGGCCTTGTTGATAAGTTAAGTCGGCGCGAACGCTAACCACGCCAAGAATGATGCAGTGCTCAGTAAAGGAAGTAGTAAAGCCATGATTACGAAGATGCGCAACGCCCATAGCAGCAAGGTTGCCTTGTGGTGATGACGAGTCGGTTTGAGAGGTTTGAGGAATAGGTGAGATATTGACAGGTGATGATCCTCCTCCGAGGAATTCAGGTCGTTGTAGTCGCGCATCGGGAGAAGTTACTCCAAAGTGAGCACGGATAATTTCCGTGTATCGAGTGCCGCCACGGGCGTCACGTTCGAAGATTTTTTGAATTTGAAAAGCCTGACGGAGAGAATTGATGGTGGCAGCTGTAGCCTGAGTAAGATCGGCATAAACAGCAGGGAAAGAATTGGCGCCACCAGTAGTAGCAAAAGAAGCGCCATTACCATTCATCAAAACAGCTGAAGGATTGTTAGAAACACTTCCATCAGCCTGACGGAAACCATCCTGAGAAACACCAGCGGAAGTAGTAGTAAAGCCAATGCCCATAACAGGCGCAGATCCACCAAGAGGAATAGTTACACCAGGCCCCTTTTGAGGCCAAGGCAAAGCAGATGTGAAGTAATCATGTCGTTTACCACGACGTTGAAGAACGTAATCGGTAGGAGAATCGGGGCCATCACCCCGAGGAACAGGTAAAGAATCCTGCATATTTTGATCACGATACCACTCGTTCCAAACTAAATTATAAGCACGAAGAAAAAGAGCAGAATGACTAAGACCAGCAACAGCAGGAGGAATCCCCATATGGTCGTAAATTGAATTGTAAGCATAACCACCAGCTGGAGAAACAATTTGAGGAACCAAGAAATCGGTAGAGTCACCAGGATCACGCTGTTCACCATTAAATTTTTGCCAGTTATCCCAAATCAGCCGAATAGGAACAGAGAAAAACTGAGTATCCATATACATGTTATCCATGATAGGAAAAATAGGAGTAGCAAGACGAGAAAAGCCAGTCATATTGACATTGAAAGTATCACCAGGCAGAGCTTCGTCGACGAGTATAGGAATTAAAAGACCAGCATCAAAAGTGGTTTTATGACCATGAGAACGGTCAAAAGTAGAACGAGGAATCTCAGCTTTAGGAACCTGAGAAAAAGTATGAACCTGAGTAGAAGGTAAGGAAGTGTTATGAATCTGCATGATTATTAACCTTTATAAGAAATAGCAAGACCATGATTAACGTGATCGCAATCAACGATCACACCTTTTTCGTCATCATAAGTACCAATCTCGATGAGAGAAAAGTCAGAAGGATGAGCGTGAATAGGATTACCAGGCTCATTAACGATATCGGCAAAAGCACGTTTACCCATATCCACATTTTGTTGGATAAACGGAGGCCCATAATAAAGAGCCTTAGAATCGTAAATAGCGAAAATAGGGAGTAACATTAGAGATTCCTTTTAAATTGATTGAGGCGAAGAGTAGTAACCTCCTCGCGGATTTTGAGACGTTTTTTGGAACGATTAAAGGATTGCTCACGAGCCATTTCGGTCGTGAGCTTTTTTTTGCCAGGAACAGGCGTATATCTAAAATCAGGAGAGCGGATAGCCTTGATTTTTTGATGCTTATCTTCATCAGATCGACGAAGAAGTTTGTCGTAATAACGAGGCGGTAGTTGTTCTAC